CGCCAGTGACACCCACTGCTGCGCCAACTATTTCAACCTTTTCCCACGCATTTTTGACTATTATACATTGGTCATCGATTGTGTTGTAGCGGTGAACGACTCCTAGGCCGCCCATTTCTGCCACTGATGTGGCCATGTTGAGTTCCGTAACCGTGTCCATTGGCGCTGAAATTACTGGGAAATCTAAGTGGATATTCTCATCCAAACCATTTCCAATCTTTACTTCTTTTCGGCTCTCGATGTCTGAATATTGTGGTATCAACAATACATCATCGTATGTTAGGGCTTCTTTAAATCTCACTAATAACCTCCCAGTTGCCCTTTAATATTGCTAGGGGCGCCTTTGACGTGGTTGAGTTGTCTGAAAAGAGAACTAGTGCCCACTCTTCATTACGATACGCAAGCTCGTGTTCTGTCATAAAAATATCTAATATGATGCCAGTAGTTTCAGCTTTTTTATGTTTCACTAAATCACCGATTTTCACTGATTACCTCTACGTGATCTCTAGGCCACTTGCGAGTTTCGCCATCCGTGAGAACCTGAATCCAAGACCTATAGCCAGATTCTATAATCACCCCTACTTTATTATTGGCAGTGTTTTTGATTAGATCGCCGGCTCTGAAAATATCATTGCCTCTTTCTTCTTCTTCAGTTTTGCGTTGTGCTTTTTCTACTTCGCGTTGTGAAGCTGCGTATCGCTCGTTTTCTTGGAGTTCCTTCCAGTTAGGTCCCCAGCCTGGTGGTGCTCCCATTATTTTTCTCCTATTCTAATTCTTCTAGTCCTTCAATCATTTTATCAAGATACCAGCGAGCCTTCTTTAAATCCTGAAGGGCTTTGCCTTTATACTTATGCCTAGAAACATATTTAATTATATTGCCTGCAGCATATCCCATCTCCCAGGAATTAATAAAATCATATGGTTCAATTGCTTGCTCGCCCTTCCAATTAATGTTATAGTGCTTTGGGTGATTGATATTGTCGCTCATTTTATTCCTTTTTTACAATCTGGATGGCATGGTGCGTGTACGGGGCATCCAATTTCGCAATTATCTTTTGGAGTTTCTATTTTTGGCGCAAACTCAAATGCAAAATAAATAATGGTGGATATAATCAATACGCTAACTATAAATGCCAACACTGCCATTTTTTCTTCTCTTAAAAATTTCATTTTTCAATTTTCGCTCCTTTTTCTAGATGCTCTTTGAAATCCTGAATGATGCTGACTGCTTTTTCCCAACACTCCGGACAATAAAGGCGGACAATCCCTTCTTCTTGTCGTACTATAACATTCCATGTTGTTACTTGTTCTTTATTCATCTTATCAAATGATTCTTCACAAGTCAAACATTTGTCTGGGATTTTATCAAACAAAGCGATTTTTTTTGCCATTTCTTTTTCAGCGCTTTTTTTCGCTTTGTTTGTTTTGTTTCTCCTTAATTTTCTTTCTAAAGACATTATCGATCTCCCGTGGAGCCGAAACCACCTTCGCCGCGTGTTGAATGAAAATTCAAAAACTGATCGTTTTCAACTTCTTCAACTTTACAATGAACAATTGGCATTAATATTACTTGTGCAATTTTGTCACCTGGTTTAACCGCTTGCGTTTCGGCGCCGATATTGTGAAGGTTTACATATATTTCCCCATTATAGCCAGGATCCACAACACAAGCGCCCACTATTAACTGTCGCTTATGAGCTATGCCTGATTTGTTTTTTATTTCCAGCATGAAGCCATAAGGAATTTCGACTTTTATTCCGGTTGAAAGCAATCTTGATTCTTTTGGTGGGATGAAGAAATCTTTTGAATCATATAATTTCTTTTCTCCATTTGGGCAATAAAACAAATCCATTCCAGCATCCATTTGATGGGCTCGGATTGGCAGTTTTGCTTTTGGCCGCATTCTATATACTTTAATTCTCATTTATCTTCCCAATTTCTTGAAAACTTTGAACCAATTTTAAATCCTATAATGGTATTTTTTTCAAGAGAGACTTTAAAACCAAAATCGTTATTAGAAAAGTATACTTGGACATGATCTTGAAGATCTTCAAATTTTGAAGCTTGAGAGGAAAAATCTCCATATTCATTCTGAATAATTTGTAGTGCTTTTTCTTCGCGACTCTCTTGCCAAACATAATAGTTCGTGCCTTTGCTTTTAAAAGATTTAATCCCTGGCTTCCTTGCCGACCATTTTTTAAAAAGTTTGTCCAAACCTGCGTAAGAATAGTTGGCCCCTCTAAAGAGAATTCTGTTTGTGCTTTTTAGCAACTCTTTTCTTTCGGATGGGCGCAAATTAAAGATTTCGTCAATTAGTTCGGCAGTTTGAAAGGCGGTTTCTTCGTTTTTTTGTAATAAAGAAACAAATTCATTCTCAATAATTTCAGTGGTTTCTGCGCGGACCGGCTCATCTTTCTTGAAGTAAAAATCAAACTCTTGTTGGGCGCCCTCTTCGGAAAACATTTTGCGGGCATATGCCTGGCCCGCTTCAAAAGCAGTATCAAATCGTCCAAGCATTTCGCTTGAACATACGGCGACAAATGGCTTTTTGCAGTCTTTATTCCGCTTGACCCCTTTGTATCCAAATTGATTTCTACTACTTTTAATAGGTTCTATATAATTCATTCTTTCCTCCTTTTTATCCTAAAAGTCTAAAGTTATATTTAATTGATCGTGTGCTAAAGCCCCATTGCTCATCATAGTCCAACCTGCTCATGTAAGGTCGGTTGAGATGAATGCCGTCTCGTTCTGGTTTTACGCCCCAGCATTTAATACTATTCTGAGTTGAGGTGCTATCGATTGTTTTTATAATCCAATAAAGTTTGCCATTTTTAGTTTTCTTTTGAATGACTTCTCTCGGAATAAACCATGCGACTCCAAGATCATTGTCCCATTCTCCAAGCGGCGGGACTTGATAATAATCTAGCCTTTTAAGAATGTTTTCATCCAATACTAAATCCATTGGAAAAATGCCAGTTAATGAAACCAAATTTTCAATTCTCTCTTTGTTTGAGAAGTTGCCTTCTGGCTTGTAAAGCTCTATATTTTCTTCAAGCTTCTTTTTGTTTTTCGGGCGTTCAACCACTGTTGCTGTCCAAAAATGCTTTGAGCCCTCAAATCTATCATCAATTAAACAGTCTAAAGCCTCACTTCTTGCTAAGACATCGAGCGCCTTCTTATTTAACTTGCTATAAACAATATTTTCATTAAAGAGAAAATCTTCAATTATATTAAATGGCCGGTTGTTAATAATCTGTTCCATTGCCTTATCTCCTAATCCTTTAAGAGAAGTTAAGGGTTGAATTAATGTTTTATTGTCTTTGGCAATTTCCCAGACAACACCAGATTTATTTACATCAATTGATTGAATCTTGAATTTAAATTTCTTTGCAAGGTTAATTGCTTTTTCTTTTCGAGTTTCTGGCTCTTTGTCTAAGAACGCAGCCATCCATTCTACGGGATAATAATTAAACAACCAAGCACACTGAAAAGAAAGGGCAGAATAAGAAACTGCGTGAGATTTATTAAAACCATAACCTGAGAAATATTCAAACTTCTTCCAAAGAGCGTCTGCCGCTTTCTCGGTCATACCTTTCTCGGCGCACCCTTCAACAAATTTAGTTTTTAATTTATTTTTTTGCTTTGCAACCGCTCCTGTGCCTTTCTTTGTAAGAAGTTTCCGAAGCTTGTTGCCTTCGTCTAGGCTAAAATTCTTTCCTAGTTTGTGTGCCAACAGTGCAATTTGCTCCTGGAAAATCAAGAATCCATAAGTTTCTTTTGTCACTTCCTTGACAATATCATTTTCATATATTATGCCATCAGGGTTTTCTTTTGCTTCAACATATAATTTATCAACATCCGCTCCAAGAGGGCCGGGCCGATAAATAGAAGTGATGGCAGCAATATTAATTATATTACTTGGTTTTGCTTTCTTACAAAAGTTTTGTGCGCCCTCTTCTGTGAACTGAAATATGCCAGCCCATTTGCCCTTGTGGAAAATGTTAGTGTATACTTCTTGGTCATTAAAATCGATCTTATCGGGGTGGAGATTCTCATTATAATAATCTTGAATCTCTTCAAACGTTGGGCTTTCAACATTGTGATGCCGCTTTAAAATGTGTGCAATCGCACCTTCGATCATTTTTAATGTTGAGAGCCCAAGAATATCAAACTTAATGAACCCTAAAGGTTCAAGATGTCTAACGTTTTGACCTTCTGACCATGGAGTTTGTGTAATTCCTCCGCTATTAATTAAAGGTATATGGCGATTTAAGTTTTCTCCAATGACTACGCCTCCTGCATGACGAGAAACTGATCTCGTTTGCCCATATAAAACATTAATATGATCTGCAATGTGCGGATACTTGCTTAAAAATGCTTTTAATGAATCAGAATATTCCATTACTTCTTCAAATGTCGGTACATAAACTCCTGATTTTATTCCGTGTTTCTTCTTAGCGGCAGGTGTGGCCTCTCTCATCATTCGCGATGTTACAGGATTGACTTCCGTAAAGGGAACCCCATAAAACTTTGACACATCTTTAATTAATGAACGGAGCTGCAAAGTATTAAAGTTGGAAATTGGAACCACAGTGTTGCTGCCCCATTCTTCAATTAGTAATTCTTTCAGCTCCATCGGATCCGAAACATCATAATCAATATCTGGATAATCTTTCGCGTCTCGTCTTAGAAATCGAGAAAACAAAAGCTTATATTTAATGGGATCAACTTGAGTAATTCCAAGGACATAAGCAACTAATGAACCCGCTGCTGAGCCGCGGCCGGGACCAGTTAATTGAATTTCATTTGCTTTTGAGGCAACTGCATTCATGGTTAGAAAATACTTACTAAAGCCGCGTTCGCTAATAACTTCTAATTCTTCACGTAATCGATTAACGTATTCTTTATCATGATGTAAATTCATGTGACGTGCTCTATCAATGCACAATCCTTTTAAAGTTTGTTCTGCTGTAAGTTCAGGTGGAACAACAAAATCTGGTAAGTGCACAGTATTATCTGGAATAAAACTCTCAATCCGATTGTGGGCTATACTGTATGTTTCTTCAATTGATTGGCGAATTAAATCATCATCATATTCAACTCCGCAGCAATCTGAATAGTGTTTATAAGCGTCCCACATTTGTTGTCCATTTTTTGGGTATAATTCATAGCCAATTTCATCAACGCTAGCAGGTAAAACATCTGAACAATAAGTTGGCTTAGACATGGATTTGCCTAGCCAGCCCAATCTTTTATATAGCTCGCGATCTCTCCAGGCATCGGGATTTGGATAATGGCTATCTGCCGTAGAAATTAGTCCGATGCCAAATTCTCTGTGTAGTTGTATGATGTTTTTATTTAATATATGCTGCTCTGGCGTCTTGCTCCATTGTAATTCGCCATACCAACGGTCTCCAAATATATCCATCATTTCCATTGTTGTGTGGCGCATTGCATCCATTACCGCATCTTCGCCGTGTTCTCTGTTCTCCCAAAAATCTCCCGCATAAACGCCGCCTAAGCACGCGCTAGCGGAAATTACGCCTTCATTATATTTTTTTAACATTTTATAATCGATACGAGGGAAGCGATAAAAGTTTTCTTTAGAAAATGATTTAGAAATCATTTCAAATATATTATTTAATCCTGTCTGATTCTGC